TCAAGATAACGCCTGATATTTTATCTCGTGCCAAAAAGAAAGCCGCCTCTGTAGGTAATCTACAGGGCAGCATCACTGGCAGTCTTAGTAATGTCGTTGGGGCAATCGGAGAAATAATCGTCGAGGAATACGTCGGTGGTGAGCCTGTCAACAGCAAGGACTTTGACCTGATTGTAGGAAACCGACGTGTCGACGTAAAGACCAAGCGGTGCAATACCACACCATCACCAAACTACGATTGCTCTGTAGCCGCACACGGATCGAAACAAGACTGCGACAGCTACGTCTTTGTCCGTATCCTTACAGACCATAGCAAGGCTTGGATCTTGGGAGAGATACCAAAAGAAACGTTTTATAAAAAGGCTACACGATACAACAGAGGGGATGTCGATCCGACGAACGGATTTACATTTAGAGCCGACTGTTACAACCTAGCAATACAAGAACTAGAGAACGTCAATGGCAAAACAGCACAAAGCTAATCTGTTTCAATTCACAGTATATTTAAAACAAGACGGCAACGTAGAGATAAACATGGATGGTGTCCAGCCGGAGCAGCTAGAAGCTGTAATAAATACAGGGATGCCGGAGTATGATGGTGCACACTCTATAGCATCCCTGCTTCGGTATATTAGGTCGATGGGGAACGAGATGTTGGATAAATCTAGAAACTACATTTGAATCTATTTGTGTACTTTTTGTACCTCAAACCTAGCACGAATTGAAGACCCCTTATGCCGCTTATAGCCGGTTGAGGGGTTTTTCATTAGGCGATAGCTACCGTTCTTCTGCTTCATCCAGTGGTAGCCCTTTGGAGCATTGACGTACTTAGTAGCCACAACTATTTTCTCTTCTTTGCACCAGCGATCTTGTCAGCGTACGTCGCCTTATCGTACGGTGGAGCAAGTTCTGCAAAGGCTTTGCCGCCTTCAGCCATAGGGGTGCGTTGCTGGGCAGTTGGCATAGGTGCGGCTGGCATCATTGGAGATGTCATAGGCATTGTCGTTGCACTCTGCTGCATTGCGTTCTTCTTCTTAGGAGCGGCGGTTCCACCCATCTGCATCTTCTTGGCTTTGCCGCCGTACATCATTGGCTTGCGTGGCATTCCGCCGTACATCATACCTTTGCGTTGTCCGTTGTTATATTGTTTCATAGCTTATGATCCTTATTTAAAAATTGATGGCACAGGAACGAATGATCCACCTTCGGTGATATCTTCTCTGCGTTTGGTTACTTCTGGGAATACAGGTATTTTGACACCGGCACCAACAAGCGCATCTCGTGCTGTTCTAGGTATGCCTGATGTTAAATCTGGATACAAGGTAAACGCTCTGCCGTACTTATCCTTCATTGTAACTGGCTCTGGCTTGCCTATTTCATTTGCAGTTTTAGCGTAGGATGCAACCAACGCATTGTAGAAATATGTTTCCCGATCTGGAGTCAACGGCTTGCCTGTCCGAACCATCTCAAGGAACATCTCACCCAACTCTGGGTCAGACAAAACCGACCTGATCATGTTAAACTTGTTGTTACGGAACTGTTGAAGGACTGCTTCTGTACCGACGTATCGTGCGCTAATCACTCCGCGATTGATTGCGTAGAAGCGACTGATGAACGACTCGACGCTGAATGAGCGTGGTGCACCAGTGATTTCAAATTCACGCATACGGAAGTCAGCAGCACGATCTGCCATTAGCTTAGATGTTGCATCCCAAACCTTGTAACGCTTTTCACCGATGAGTTCTTTTACAACCTTCGCCTTTTCAGCATCGTTGGTGCCAAGCATGTTTTGCATAACGCCCAAGTCGATAACCTGTTCGTCGATTGTTGTTCCTTTTGCATCGGTGATGATGTTCTTGCCTGTTCTTTTAAAGGCAGTATTTTGTAAAGAATCGATGTATACATCAGCAAGGATAGTAGTTACCTGCTCGTCGGTAAAGCCGCCTACGTCTTTCAACTCACGCTTAATCAGGTTTAGTTGATCAACTCCGCCCGAAACCAACCTGTCACCGATCTGATCCATCGATAGTTTTGTTGGGCTGTAGTTCTGTAAGATTTGAATAGCCAGTTCTTTTTGCTTCTTGGCTTTCTTAGCTGGCTCTAAGGTCTTGTCTAGCTGAGTCTGGATATCAGATGTTACACGTGCAACCGTTCTATCGTAAACGTCATCGCCAACAGACTTTCTTGAAAAGCCGATAGTGTCGTCAACCAACGAGCCTACATCTAACATAGACTTAACCTGACCATCTGCACCACGCATGACAAATACCTGATCTAAGTTATTCATCTGACGAGCGAGTTCGTCTGGCTTTACTTTGCCTTTCAAGCTAACGATATAATCAGCTATGGCGGTTTTTACTGTTGCCGCAACCGCTCCGGTCATCTTGTCGCCTTCAATAAAGGTAAACATAGGTAAGCCGCTTTGTGGATCGACGATCTCTTGTCCTAATGTGCGCTGGATGGAATCAAACAAGCTTTTACCGCCGACGTTCGGGTCCATGTTTGCAATGGCTTTGATGTTAAGCCACTCGCGAGGATTCTGTGCGCCGTAGCGAACACCTAAGGGGTTGTTTACAGATACGTCAACAACCGACCTGTTGCCCCACGACATCCAAGATGGAACGACAGCCTTTTCGTTTGTATCGTACCAGCGAGACTTGAACTTTGCCCAGTCGCGATTGGCTTCTTGTAGGGCTGCACCGACAGGCATAACTGTGTCGTTGCCTACGTCGTTCTTCATAAGTATGCCTAATGTATCCACTGGAGTTCGTGTGCCGTCTGCACCGACCAACTCGAACTTATCGAACTTTCCCTGAACAACGTTTTCAATGTTTTCAAAGATAGTAGCACGTTCAGCGTTACCAGACTTACGAGCAGCAAACTGAACATGCCGTAGAGATTTATCTAGTTCACGTAGCTGAGTGAAAGACATCTCGAAAATATCAAGTGTGCTGTCTTGCTGTTGAGCAGCTTCACGGAGATAGCGTATAACTTGTAGCTGATCGTCCTGCTTCCTGTTAAAAGTTTTGCCCTGATCTTCTAAAGTTTTTTTAATATCCTGTACTACTTGCTTGACTGTCTTGTCGGTTCCTTCGGCTAATGCAGTAAAGAATGGGTCAGACAGGGTAATAAAGGTTTGATCCAAGATTGCCGACTGACCTGCTGTCATATCTGCTCCGCGCAGCTTCCCTACGGGCAGATCAGGCCGCTCTGCAAACAGGGCATCAAACACGTCACTGATGTCTACTGACACGTTACCTGTGACGGGGTTTCCTGCTCCATCAACAAACAGGTTATTTTCTGAAGCAGAATCTAAAGCAAGATACAAACGCTGTGCTTTTACCTTGTCTGCTGCGTGTCCGCTTTCTAATAGCGCAGCCATCAAATCACCCGGACTATCAAAGTTAGGGATGCTTGCTGTTGTGCGCTGTCCTGCTGCAACTACACCTTTCGGTCCGACTGCGCCTTCTACCACTGCAGCGGCACCCGCTTGTGTAGATAGCTTCGAGCGTACGTCATCAGCATGTTTTGTTACTACATCAGAAACCTTGTCGCGTGTGTCGTTTGCAATCTGGTTAAACTGTGGGCGTGGTAAAAAAGTAAAGTTTTCTGCCGCACTAATCAATTCTTGTCTTTGCAAACGATTCATAGAGTCTTCGAAGTTACGGATTGTATCTGGGCCAGTCTGCTGACCAAATGCCATGCTGTTACCGTCGATAGAATCTAGATAATACTGTACGCCGCGCTTATCCACCATGCTAATGTCTGCAGATAGCTGATCTATAGATTCTTGACCACGCTCAATTGCAGCATTGACGATACGGAAGAAATCACCCTTTGGAGTATCACCGATGCCGCCTTCGATACTTTGCAAGACACCACGAAGTTCAGCAACCATCTGCTTCTGTAGGTTTAGGTTTGCTTCCAAGTCGTTTACGTTAAAGTTTCTGATCTGCTTAACGCTGAGTTGGCTACGAGTAATGTCTTCAAGAGATTTGAGGGTTGCCAAGCCACTGAGGTTAGCAAAACCTGTGTCGAGCAGACGAGGGTTCAAGCCTTCAGCAACCAACACGTCGTACACTTCGTCGAGGTATTTGGCACGTTCGATGATGCCAGCTTGCATCTCAGGAGAGAAGTTGGTGATATTTTCTGTGAGGAACTTGAGATAGGCTTTCTTTCCGCCAAACTTCTGACCCATAGCAGACCGCTGCAACGCCTTGAATGCGGCTGGTACGTTGCCTTGAACGAGGTTGATGATCAAGCCACTACCTAAACCGACGAGTTCACCCATCATCGGATCGCCTGTTACACCGTATGTTTCATCGCGCTGCTGGAAGAAGTGTCCCGCTGTACCTGCACCAACAATCATAAACTTGTCTGCAGTGGCAATATCACGCATAAACTTAGGCGTACCGCTCTTGCGTTCGATAGCAGCAAGGTCGTAAACAGCTTTGTTGATGTCAGCATCGAAAGCGTTTAGCTTAACAGTGTCAGCGGCATCCGGTGTTCCGCCGCGTTTCTTAACACCAGAATAGTATGCGTCGCGTCGGTTTCGCAAGTTGTTTAGATACTTAGTTTGCTGAACTACCTCTGCGCGACTTCCTACAGACATAGCAGCATCTTCAATCTGCAAGCCCTTAGTGATCTTGCTACCGACGCTATTCTGCTTCATCTTCTGTAACCAAGAAGGTTCCGCACCATTATCTATGCCGGAACGCATCTGCTTGTAGCTATTAAGGATCTCATCGTACGAACGAGTAGACCCTTTAGCTACTTCTTCTGCGTAGAATTGTTTGAAACGAGCAACCTCACCCTTAGAACGAAGAGCAGTCAATGCAGCCGCACCCTTACTAGGCAGCGCAATCTCACCTGCAACTTTTACCAGACGTGGAGCGAGTCCTGTCAAGGTTGAAATGTATTCTTCTACGACAGGCAGAGATACCTTTGTGCCGCGCTGTGCCATCGTTGCAATCATCTTGTGAGCAAGAGGTTGCCATAAGGTATCCATGATAGCTTGCCGACGAGAACTTTCGCGGATATCAAAGTACCCTTGATCTGTATCTTCGAAATTCAAAGTCAAGTTATCTGCTGCGTCGATTAACACGCCAACGCCCCACAAGCCCATCTGAATCGGAAACTTGATAGCGTTCTCGCCTATACCGCTTGCGATCTTTTCCATATCGCCCATTCCGGGAGCCGAAACAGCATAGTTGATTATGTCTGCGCGAGTACGAGCATTTTCGACACCGGCTTTAATCAGGCGTTTGTTTAGCAGATCAGCGAATAGAGGTTTGCCAACTTCTGGATCAATAAAGTTTAACGAGGTTAACATAGAGGCTTCACGATAGTTTTGAATATCTTCCTCTGTCATGTCTTTTGCAAGAACTGTACGGATTTCAGTTACTGGAACAGGTTTACCGCCCTCAAAGCTGACTTCTCCGGTGACTTCATTCCAAGTCAGTTTCTGATCAGGGTCAGGAAGACGAGTCTGTTTGTATATCAGGTTATCCCACGGGACGTTAAACTCTTCACCTTCATCATCGATAATGACGGTGGCTCCTATGCGGTTAGCTACATCTAGGCGAGTAGCATAATCCATGCTTTTTGGAAAAAACGTCTCTTCGCCTTGTGCATTGCGAACACCCATAGCCTTTTCAAAGTTAGATGCGATCTTAGGATTGTCAAAGTTCATAACTTGTTGAAGCGTAATCTCAGGGCTAATCTTGCGTATGTCAGCGATACGCGGAGTTACATCTTGCTTGAGTTCGATTCCCAAAGACCCAACGACAGGAAGGTCGAGGGGAGTAGTCGTCACGTCAAACTTAGGAACTTGGAATCCGCCTACAACCTCTTTTTCCAACGAAGGAAACCTGTCTACAGGTGCCGGACGCGGTGTGCCGCCGCCCAGTTCTGTGACAGGTTTGATAGTAGGAGAGCCGGACTGACCGACTCCCATGCTTTTTAAAACTTGTTGCTGATCTGCAGAAAGCTTTGCCATCTGGTCTTCAATAGGACTAGCCATTGTATTCCTTACTATGGTGTTAGGATTCGTGCTATGATGGATTCACCTAAATCTTTAAGTGCGTCTTCGTAAGTATCGTAGGTATCGCCAAACTTACCTTGTTCAGCATTAATCTTTTCAAGCTTTTCTGCATTCGTCATAGCTGCTGCGGCTACGTCATCCTTCGTCGGTTGTCCGCTTCCGCCGGGTTGTTCTAGCATGTCGGTCACGTTATCTATGTTAATCTTTGTGCCTACGTTTCCAAGTGAAAGTTCTTGTAGCTTCAATGCAGCGTAGGCTCGTTGTCCGCCATCGCCAACTGCACGAGAATGCTTTTCCACGCTCACCAACATTTCTTTTGCTGCAGTCAAGATTTCTACCTCAGTAGAAGCTTGACCGAATACGCTATCCATCTTTAAGGCGCGAAGGATGTTCTGCACGTCTTGGTCAGAAATCGTACGACCACCAGTACCACCTTGAATTGCTGCTGCCATAGAATAGGCGACCATAAAGCGATAGTAGTTACGAAGCGCAAGGTTCTTTACTTTTTCGTCGTTCGAACCCAAGCCAGCAACCGACTTCTGGAATGACTCTACATTCTCTTTACGTGCGGTACGTTCAGCTTCTAAGAAAGCATCTACAGTTTTGTAGCCACGCTCTTTGGCAATCTCTAGCATATCTGCAGCGGGTAGTTGGTTGTCTACAATAGATAAGAATGTAGGGTTTCCGTTATCATCTTTTCCAAAGATTGTGTTCTGTGCTGCAGCAACTGCCTGATCTTGATTTACAGGGATGAGTCCCGGAAGAACATTTTCCATGCCTTGCTGGAACAAATGTACCGCACCGTCAGCAGAAACATAGAATTGACCTAGAGACGTATTGATGTCAATGAACTGTCCATCTCTAGTATAATAAGTCCGAATCATTTTGTCAATGAGGCTGATAGCATTAGCTGCTGAATCGGCTTGCTGAACACGAGAAGAACGTTCCTTTGCAAACAACCGACTATCTTTACCGCTCTGTGCAGCAAACAGCAGACGATCACGTGCCGTTCCTGTGACGGGCGGTGAAAAGGCTGAAATTAAGGCCATGCCACTTTCAAAATCACCGTCGAAGGCATTGTTAAACGCCAGCTTGATGTCAGCCTCTACGGCAGGGTTGTCGATTTTACGCTCCGCACCTAGCTTTAGCATGTTCTGCCAGCTTGCAAAGAATGGAGTATTGTCAACATCTTTTGTTTTTGTAAGATAAGACAAGAAATCTAGCTTTGGCTGCACCTTCGAAACAACCACCTGACCTTGTGGACCCTTCTTTACACGTCCCGCGTCGTCGTACTCAAAATTAACCAGCGATTTAAAGCTGTTCTTTGCAGCAGATATCTCAGCCTTTGTACCGTTTGGTGCAAGGGCAGACATCACAAAATCGACAGTCTCGTTGTACTTAGGATCGAAGGGGATTGCTAAGTTTAGCTTTGCCGCAAGAGGCGGATCATTAGGATTAGCAGCAGGGTCTACTACGTTAGCCGGTACTTCTACTGGAGTTTGCGCTACAATTACGCTCTGAGCCAAACCGTCGGGAGCGATACTATTTTCTCTAGTTATCTGAGCGACTGTTTCTGCAGCCCGAAGACCTGCACGAACCTGTACAGCAGCTTCCAAATCGGGAATCTGTGACAGTACAGGAAAGTTGTTACGCAGGAAAGCAATCTCATCGACTAGCAGATCCTTAGACGGAACCATTTCTGCTGTTATGGGATCTTTAACCGTTGTATTTTGCTGGATTAAGTTTACGGCGTAGTTTTGAATGCGCCTCATTTTTTCAGGAGTATTCAAGTTAGCAGCAGTCCAGTCGATGCTACCATTTTTAGTAGGCAGTTTACTCATCCAGTTACGGAATACGTCAAGCTGTTGGTTGGGTGCCTTGAACTCTTTAGGAACGTAAAACATTTGTTCTTTGTTGTTGGTATCCCGATACTTAATATCAAAGGGAGAAGCTGCTACATCCATAGCCCCTTTAGCTGCACTGGCAGGTTTCAACCCAATATCAATCGACTTACGTGCACCTGTTTCGTCTTTTTCATAACCTACGACTCCTTCGTACTTAGATGTATTCTCCCTATACTGCCATAGAGGAATATCGATTTGCTTATCATCGATTCTTTCGCCGTTGTCGTCGAGCATATATACGGTAGCAAACTGCTTGGATTCTTTCTTGTCGGTTTCAGTAGGAGTTAGCCAACTAATTTTGCCGGTGCGAATAGGCTTGTCATCCTGTACGGTAAACTCAGATTCACCGACTCTGACAGCCCCCTGATCATTCAGTTCTGCAGCAGTATCCGCATAGACTATACGTCCGTCTTCCATCTCACCAACGTAGCGCATAGACTTTTTAGGGTCTTCTTTAGGTGCGGCTGCAGGAAACGTCTTTTTCTCAGTGGATAAAAATCCCACATCTTGACCTAGTGCACCTTTAGCAAAATCTTGAGAAACCGGTATCTGACCTGCACGTTGAACGTCAGGGTACTTTATTTCAAGTGCTGCTAAAGTATCTGCATACACAGTTTTCGGCTGACCGTCTTTGTCTACGATTGTCCCTTGTGCAATAAACACGTCTTTAGGTGCTTTAGGAGCTAGGTATTCAGGAGCGTAGTTATCTGTATATTTATTACCCTTAACGTCGCGAGTACCAATCTGTCTAGCCTTCAAGTCATCCCAAGTACCAAACTGACCGACCCTGTTAACAACGGACTTTTCTAATTCGCTTTTCGTACCGCGTGTGCCATCTGGAAGCTGAAACAAAGGAAACGTCTGCTCGTCTGGGGCGACCTCTTTGATTTCCCCTGTACCAAACCGACGATGAGTGACAGTATAGTCGGCAAAGTTTTTATCTAGTATGTTTAGTTGTTGAATCGGACCTGTCGGTTTCTTACGACCGTACGGTGTGACACGGGCTTGTTCAGTGGCTTTTGCTTCGGCTTCTTGCTGTTTTTTAAGTTCAGCAACAGCAGCAGCTTCATCGCGTCTACCTTTTTGTAGCCATTTAGCGGCAGCATATGCGGCAAAGAGTAGTGCATCAGCCATATTACATTTCTCCCATAGCTAGGAAAGATTGAGCATCACGTGTCGGTTCTGGTTTCGGCTCCATCCGCTTTGCCTCGCGACGCCCCATCTGTTCTACTTCCATCCGCTCTTCGTAATTAAGTTGTTCGTTCATTGCTTCGTATAATTCAGGATTACGCTGCTTCATAATACGGAAGAATGAAACGTCATCGACTTCACCTTCTTTGATACCGTTTTCTTCGTTATCATCTACCATCATGCGCGGCTCGAAACCTTCTTCGAGGGCTTCACGATACAAGTAGATTGCGATACTAGGTTTGATTAGTTCAGCTACGTCCGGTGAATAGGCACCGTTCATAAATCCTTTGAATGCGATTTGTGCAACCAACTCTTGTACAGAGATACCTGCAACCAGCATCCGCATGATATCTTTGCGACGGGTCGGTTCTTCGAGTCTGTCGAGAACAAAGTCCAAAGCTTCATCCGGGTTGGCATGTTGTGGGGGTCTTTCCCAAGCCCACTTTCCGGGTTCGTCTGTCAGAGAATGACCGGGGGGTGCTGCCATAGGGGTGATCTTATCAAATTCTTCTTCCATCTTTGCGACCCCTTACTTTGCCTTTGAATATTTTTTAGTCAATGTTACTCTTGGTGTACTAGCACTGCTCAAACCGATTGTCTGTCCCATGCGAATGTTTGACACCGGTATTGGTGCTTGTCCTGTCATCCGCATAATCTTTTCTGCGACACGGGCATCCTGAAGAGCACGAGAAACACGGTCTGTACCGCCTAGCGGAAGCATCTGTGCTCCGGCTCCGGCACCTGACATCGAACCTGCTGCCATGCTGCTACCGGCGCTGTTCATCGTCGGTTTTGGCATATCCTTCTGTTGTAATAAAGCCCCTCTGGCAACTTCTCCGGCAGCATCTCCTATGTCTTTACTGCCTACACCAAAAAAATCTCCTACGTCCGATAGGAAACTTTGAGCACCTTTAGGTAGACTATCGTACAGATAATCTAAACCTGAAGAAACTGCACCTCCGATAAGCCTTCCCCCTATTGCCGTCAATGCTGAACTTAATAAACTCATGTTTTCGTCCTACATAAAGATTGAATCAATAGTTCGCGTAACTAAGAAGTTATTAAACTGTGAATCGTATAGCGATTTGTTAGCATCAATTGAAGCAGATTGCATAGCAGCGTTGTGTGCCCGTGCCCTGTCATTTTCAGATGCTTGCATAGCCCAAGAAGCTTGGTCGCGGTATAGTTGCCACAGGTTATTTAGCGAATTTTGACTCATTGATAATAGTGCTTGTACGTTCTGCTGGTTTGCAACGTTCTGGGCTGCAGTGTTTGCAGTGTTAATGCTTCTGCGCCACGCCACGTTGCTCTGATCGATAGTTGACTGCATGTTTGCATTGAACTGCTGACGAGACGCTTCCATAGATGCGTTAAACTGTTCCATGCCGCTTTGTTGATTTACGTTAAACTGATCGATAGATGCTGCACGGTTCTTGTTTGCAGATTCGATCTGGGAGCCTAGTTCGGCAAAGAACATATCTACTTCGTTGCTCGACTTTGCGTTGAACTGAAGAGACGCATTCTCTGCAGCCTGATCAGACAGCTTCATTTGTACCTTAGACTGGTAGTCGATTGCTTGTGCTTGCTGTTGGTTCGTCAAGTTCTGAGTGTCGATTGCAAGAAACGTTTTTGCATTCTGTACTGCTGCAGTCTGCCTGTTGTTTAAGTTTGCCATGTCCATGTTAGCAACAGCGACGGCATTTTGTAGTTCGGCCTGTTGTTGGTTGCTCAAGTTAGCAAGCTGCAAAGTAGAGTATTTGTCAGCGTCTTGCTTGGCAATCTCAATGCCTGATTCGGTTACGGCTTGCACCATTGCGGCTGCTGCCATAGAACTCGAACCCAAGCCCCGCTGCTGCATGATCGAACTGACCTTACGAACCTGTGGTGCAGCCCAAGCAGGAAGAGGCTGACCGGCCTGAATAGAACTCATCAACTGACCCATCTGATATTGGGTAGTTGCTTGCGGGTCCATCGTTGCGGTCTGGGCTGTTGCAAGTGCTTGCGGAGATAACGTACCCTGTGCAGCGTTAACCAGTGCTTGTGGGTTCACTGCCCCCTGTGCAGCTTGCATATTTGCTGGTTGAGTGACTGCAGCGGCCTGATAATTATTTGCTGCCTGTGTAGCTGGGGCAGTCTGATCGTACATTGCAGAACTCAAACCTGATGGTACAGGCGCAGCAACAGCAGTCATCTTAACGTTGTTATCTGTTAAGATTTCGTTAGTTTGTTCGGTTAAGGTTACCGGAACAATTTCTTGTTGTGGCCTTAAGGCTGTCTGTTCAGCTTGTTCGGTTTGTGCTTTTACGAGTTCTTCGGATAGAGCGTCACCGGTTTTGCCTGTCAATACTGCCATCTATTAATCCCTACTCAATACTTTATCTAGCTTATCTTCTACACGGTGTAGTGCTTCCATGACACGGCGCATATCATCCTTCATATCTGCACGAGTAGCGTAGTCTTCGCGAGTCTTATTTAAAAGAATTTCGATGCGCTTCTGTTCTTTGTTGATGCCGCTAGCCCACCAAGCACCACCCGCAAGGATTAAACCGACTAGAGTATCTATG